GCGAAAGAGAACATCGCCAACGTGTTCACGCGCTTGGGCGGCGTTCAGGCGATGGTGAAGTGGGCTAACGCCAACCCGACGCAGTTCTACCAGTTGTACGGCAAGTTGTTGCCGCTGCAGGCGGAAGTGACGGGCGCTGAAGGCGGTCCGATCGAAACCATCACCCGGCGCGTTGTGCGGGCGGAATGAGCGAGCTTGTGTTGGACACGGCTGAAGTCTATGTGCCGCTGCTCGAACCATCGCGCTACAAAGGCGCACACGGCGGCCGGGGTTCCGGCAAGTCGCACTTCTTCGCCGAAAAGCTGATTGAGGACTGTGTAGCCGAACCGGGCGATTCCGGCGAGGGTATGCGCTCAGTCTGCATCCGCGAGGTGCAAAAGGATTTGGCGCAATCCTCGAAACTGCTGATCGAGACGAAGCTGCGCAAGATGGGGCTGTTCGACACGCAGGGCTTTCGCATCTTCAAGGACGTGATCCAGACGCCCGGTGACGGCCTCATGATCTTCAAGGGCATGAACGACTACACGTCTGAGAGCGTGAAGTCGCTTGAGGGCTTTAAACGCGCGTGGTGGGAAGAAGCGCAGACAGCAACGCTCTACTCGCTGAATCTGCTGCGTCCGACCATTCGTGCGTCAGGCTCCGAACTGTGGTTTAGCTGGAACCCGCGCCGCAAGACTGATCCGGTCGACGTGATGCTACGAGGCGTTGAGCTTCCGACTGGCGCGCAAGTCGTGCGGGCCAACTGGCGCGATAACCCGTGGTTCACGGCTGAGCTTGAGCAGGAGCGGCAAGACTGCCTGCGCATGCAGCCGGAGCAGTACGACCACATCTGGGAAGGCGGCTACGTCACGGCGCTTGAGGGCGCGTATTACGCGAAGCACCTGCAGAAAGCGCGCGAGGAAGGGCGCATAGGGTTCTTCCCGGCCGATCCGTTGATGACAATCCGCCTGATTGCGGACATTGGCGGGACTGGCGCGCGTGCCGATGCGTTTGCCATCTGGGCATTCCAGCACATCGGGCGCGAAATCCGCGTTGTGAACTACTACGAGGCGTCTGGACAGCCTCTTGACGCTCATCTTGCCTGGTGTCGATCGCAGGGCTACACGCCCGACAGAGCGCAGTTCTGGTTGCCGCACGATGGCTCGACGCAGGACAAGGTCTACGACGTGTCGTATGAGTCAGCGCTGAAACAGGCTGGCTACACGGTCACGGTCGTGCCGAATCAGGGCAAAGGCGCCGCGACGCAGCGTATCGAGCGCGCGCGTGTGCTGTTCCCGCAGATCAGGTTCAACGAAGCGACGACAGAAGCTGGTCGGCTCGCGCTCGGCTGGTATCACGAGAAGCGCGATCCAGACCGCGGCATTGGGCTCGGTCCTGAGCATGACTGGTCGTCGCACGGATCGGATGCGTTCGGTTTGGGCTGCGTGGTGTGGCAGGAACCTACCGAAATGAAGCCGCTGGTCTATCCCAAGCTCGGCGTCATTTGAGCCGAATATTTCGCGGCGCCGCCGGACCACTTCACGATTATTCCTCGCGCTCGCGGGCCGCAAGAAAGGAAATTCTCAATGAGCATCGCACTGACTGCGAAGGTTGCGGATTTGGAACGCATGTTGACCGAGACGACGAATCAGCTTATTGACGCGCAAGCGCGGCTCACTGAAGCACTTGAGCGTATCGCCATCCTCGAACAAACCTGCGCGCGCAAACCGGGGCCGAAGGGCAACCACAATGGCTGACAAAAAGGAGCGCATGACCGACGAGCAATTGCTTGCGCTCATTGGGAGTTACGAAAAGTCGTCGCTCGGCTCAAGCGTGTCCACTGGCCCAAGCGTTGGCGGCTCAGTCAAACCGGCCGCGCAACAGATGACCACGCTGGAAATCGACCGCTATAACGCGCTGAACGCCTATTTCGCGCGGCCACTTGGAAACGAGGTCGAAGATCGCTCGCAGATCGTGTTGCCGGAGTTGCGCGATACCGTCGAGTGGATCATGCCGCAGTTGATGCGCATGTTCGCCGCTGGGAAACCTTGCCAGTTCGACCCGGAAAACCCCACGGACGACGATCAGGCCGAGATTGAGACTGAAGTCGTGAACCATGTGTTCATGAAGCAGAATCCCGGCTTCTTCGTGCTGCACGACTTCTTCAAGGACGCGCTTCTCCTTCGGAATGGCTACGTCAACACGTACTGGCTGAAGGAACGCAAGTCGTCGGTCGAGTCATACACCGGTCTCGGCCAGATCGAAGTCACGATGCTGATGCAGACGGACGACGATATCGAGGTCCTGGAGCAAACGGAAAAGCCCGTACTGATTCCGGGACCGCAAGGACCGCAACAAGCCTCAACGTTCGACATCAAACTGCGCCGCACGCGTCAGGTGGGGCGCGTCTGCGTCGAATGCGTGCCGCCCGAGGAAATGCGCGTGTCTCCGCTGGCTCGACATGGGCTGGACGACGCGCCATTCTCCGAGCATGAACGCAAAGTCCCACGCTCCGACCTGATCGAAATGGGATTTGACCAGGATCTCGTCGACTCCATCGCGCTTGCGCAGCCGACATGGCTTGACCTGATCGAACTCGCGCGCAACGAAGTCACTGACCAGTTGAGCGAGGAAGAACCGACCGACGAAGCGAGTCAGCACGTCACGCTGCGCACCGTCTTTATCCGCGTGGATTACGACGCCGATGGCATTTCGGAACTGCGTCGCGTCATGGTGGGCGGCGACAAGATTCTGAGCAACGAGGAAGTCGAGGAAGTCAGCTACTCGTACTGCTCGCCGATCCGCATGCCGCATCGGCACGTCGGCATCAGCTATTACGACCTCCTGTACGACTTGCAAGTCATCAAGACGACGCTGTTTCGTCAGGCGCTCGACAATATCTACATCAGCAACAACCAGCGCACTGCGGTGAACTGGAAAAACGTGAACGTGCAGGATCTGCTCGTGTCGCGGCCGGGCGGGATTATCCGTGTCGATGGGCCGATCGGCGACAACATCATGCCGTTCCAGCAGCCGTCGAACCTGATGGCGCAGATCCTGCCGGCGATGGAGTATTGCGACCAGCAGCGTGAAATGCGCACCGGTATCGGCAAGGACACGATGGGCGTGGACGCAGACGCCTTGCAGGACGTGACGAAGGGCGGCCAGCTTGCGGCAATGTCTGCGGCTGCACTCAAGGTCGAACTCGTCGCGCGGCTGCTCGCTGAAGGCGTCAAAGAGGTCTTCACGAAGATTCACAAGCTGCTCATGCGCCATCAGGACAAGCCGATGACGCTCAAGCTCACGAATCGCTGGGTGGACGTCAATCCGGGCGACTGGCGCGAACGGACTCAGGTCAGCGTGAACGTGGGTCTCGGCTCGGGCAATCGCGAGGAAGCGCGCGCGAACGTAATGCTGCTCGGGCAGGCGCAGAAGGAACTAGGCGCATTCGGTCTGGTGGGCCCGAAGCAGGCTTACGCGACGTTCAAGAAGGTGGCGCACTTGTTGGGCGAGGAAAACCCGACGCAATACGCGATGGACCCGGACTCGCAGGAATATCAGCAGGCGATGGCGCAGAAACAGCACATGCCGCCCGATCCAAAGGTGCAGGCCGCGCAGATCAAGTCGCAGTCCGATCAGCAGATTGCGCAGACGCGCCTCCAAACGGAGCAGATCAAGGCGCAAGCCGAGACGCAGCAGGCGCAGGCCGAACTTGCGCACGGTTCGCAGCAGAGCGCGCAGGATCAGCAAGTTCAATTGGCCGAGATCAACTCGCAGGAATGGCAGACGGTGGTCAAGATCATTGGCCAGATCGTTGCGAGCCAACTGAAGCAGAACGCGACGGCAGACGCCGGCCAGATGGTCAATCACGATGTGAGCGAGGTGCAGCGTGGTCAGTAAGCCGAGAATCTACCGCAGCCATTCTCAGTGGAATGATTGGACGTGTTATAGCGATGGCGCATGCGGATATGGCGCAACTCCGGCCGAGGCGTATTCGAATTGGGCGAAAGTTCAATCACCGAGTTGGCGCGCGGGCAACCCATTAACAGGGGGCTCTTGTGGCGCCTGAAGAAGAAATCATTCGCGGCGGCGACGCTGCTGGCGTGCTGGACGCGCCGATCTTCGTCGAGGCGAAGAAAGCGATTCTCGACGGCATTAATCGGCAAATGGCTGCGGTTCCGCTCTCGGATCAGACCATGCACACGCGGCTGATCACGATGATTCAACTGTGGAACACGCTGGAAAGCTATCTGCAACAGATCAGGCAGACCGGCGAAATCGCGCAGTTCCAGATTCAGCAGCAGGACGAGCAGAAGAAGCGTTTCAAGCTGTTCGGCTAACTCAATTCACTTTCGACAACAGGCCCACTTCGGTGGGCCTTTTTCATTTGAGGCCACGAAATGAGCGACGTACAAGCGACCACCGATACCGGCGCCGCGACCCTGACGACCGAAGACGCTTTCCAGCACTTCTACGATAACGGCGGCTTGAGTGATGAGTCGCGGCGTCAGGATGAAGCGCAAAACACCGCTCAGGCTGGCGAGGAAGGCGCACAACGGGCTGCCGAAGGCGTGGATGACGCACAGCATGTCGAAGGGCAGCAATCGCAGGAAGGCGCCGAAACCGATGCGCCGGCCTATGCGTCGCTCAACGAGCTTCTGACGGCTCACAAGATCGACCCCGAATCGGTCATGGCGCTGCACGTCACCGCGAAGATCGACGGCAAGGAAACGCAGGTTCCGCTCGCCGATGTCCTCAAGTCGTACCAGCTTGAAGGGCATGTGAACAACAAGTCGATCGAACTGAGCAACCAGCGCACGCAGTTCGAGCAGGAGCGTCAGGCCGCGCGCCAGCTTCTGCAGCAGCAGCACCAGCAAAACACCGCGCTTGGCAATCTCGCCATGCAGCAATTGACGCACGACTACCAGCGCGTCGACTGGAACGGCCTACGCGCCAACAACCCGGCTGAATACGCCGCTTTGCAGGCTGAGTTCCAGCAGCGGCAAGGGCAGATTCAGGGTTATTTGCAGGCCGTCAATCAGGCTGCGGCAGAAGAAGCCCAACGCCAGCAACAGAACCTTCAGCAGGCCATTCAAGGTGAGCGCGAAAAGCTTCAGGCCGCGATCCCGGAATGGCGCAACGAAGAAGCATTCACGAAAGACCGTGAAGTCATTTCGCAGTACGCCCGCAGCCTTGGGTTTCAGGATGCCGAGCTCAGCCAGATCTTCGACCACCGCTACATGCGAGTCCTGCATGACGCGGCGCGATTTCGGGCACTCCAAGCAGCCACTCCGCAGGCTTTGAAACAGGTCCGGCAAGCGCCCCCGATGGCGAAACCGGGATCTCGGACGGACACGAACCC